TCATTGTAGTCAATCTGTTCGTAAATCTTAGCAAGATTAAATATGCTATTGCGAGTTTCATCTCTGAAAGCATGTTCTTCAGTCCTCGGAAATTGTCTATAAAATTCATTTAATGCGTCTTGATCTCCTTTTAAACCTTCTACTTCGTTTTCCCAATGCTCGATAACGCCGACATCAATGTATTGGCCGTAATTATCTTTGACCTCTTCTTTTGGCGTATTGAATACAGGTAATCCAAAAGAATCAATGAATCCTTCGAAGTTCCATTCCATAGGTATGAACAAACTATATAATCCCGAGCGAGTCTGTCCATTGCGGTTTCTTTTTGTAACGTCTGAATCATTATATAGTTTTTTAAAGTTTTCACCACCTTTATCTAATGAGTTACTTGTTGAGCCCATCATGCATTTACCTATAACCCTACTACCTAATCTTAATGTAGTTTTAGTTACACGCCAGTTATTTAAGATGTTTTCTGGTCTTTCCCATTTACCGGCCTCATCATGTACAAGTAACGCAAGCTTTTCACCATCGTAACTATTGTCCCCAGTATTTTTCCAATCAATCGTGGTATCAAGCCCAGCCAGTTCTTCAGTTTTTTCATTTACAATTATTTTACGTCTAGTAAATTTACTTGCTGGTACCCTGTATGCAAGCTCGGTTTTTGGTCTATCCATTCCATCTTGTATTGGTTTAAAGAAGAAGGGGTAGTTAACAGATATGGGTACAACTTTATCTGTAAACATTTTTTTGGCATCAGCACCTGATTTTGAAAGTATACCATACCTAGAGTCTGAAGAGATGGTAGCTTGGTTGACAGTCTCTGATGATGCCATGAATGAAAAGCCACTCCGTCTATTTTTGAGGTAGCACATTCCATAAGATCTGTCGTCTGCTTTGCAAGCTTCCCAGAATATAAAGAATAATCTGTTTGCTTCTCTAAACTCTGGCTTCCCAACATCAATCTTGGTCCATTGCAAGTACATATAATGAGAGCCAGTGATATAAGTAGGATTACCTTTGTTGTAAAACCAATAGCCTTCATCGCGTTTGGTGAATTCTCTATCAATATAAACATGCCATATACTCTTAAAATCTGCTGGTAAATCTTTCCAATCAAATATAGTTTTTAACTTTGAAAGTTCTTTTGGATATTCTTGTACTTCCCATTTGTTATTACCTTTATCTAATTTTTTTGGAACTGGAGGCAATGCTATTTTTAAATTTTGTATGCTATACACCTCACCGATTTGCCCAGTTTTGCTAATTACAATAACATCATTTTCTTTATTGTAACCGTATTTCCATTTTTTTGCTTTATTAAGCCGTTTAATTGTATTAATTTTTATTGGCTCTATAACGCTATATAATGACTGCTTATACATTACTTAGATCTTCTTTCTGCAAAACCTTTAAATGTATCAACTTTATTATCTAAAGGTTTATTTGCAAGCATAGCCTCTTCTGCTTCAATACGATTTAATATTTCAAAAGCATCAAATATTGCTAATTTTTTAGTAGCAGCCGCATTTTTTAATCTATCCGCCGCAACATCTTCTTCTGAATCAACAATAGGTTCTTTTGCAACTTTTATTAATTCATCAACTGCTTTCTGCCCAGCTTGGATTATATTCTTTTTCGTTTCCTTGACGTTCATATTTTATAGATATTGAATTTGTTGGTACTCTATACATTCTTTCACCATCAATAATAAACTCATATTCACTGCTTGGTGTAAAACCAACTAAATCTTCTTTATATATATCTTTAAGATTTTTATCAACGTGCTTTATAATACCTCTTAAAGGTATTTCTTTTTCATTTAATAATATATTATTAGATACAATTGGTTTAACAAAACAATAACCATCTGGAGCTATCCATTTATTATTTTGTTTATATAAAAATATTTGATCAGGCCTTACAAAATATTTATCTTCTTTATAATAAGCTCTACCATTTTTTTCAATTCCTCTTACATCATACCATCTTCTAAAAACATTATGATGAACAATAACTTCATCGCCTATTTTTATATTTGTTTTTTCAGCTTTAGGTAAACCTAATACAATACCACTTCTACTAATATATCGATGATCAGAAATTTCTGAATTTAATAATAATTCTGAATCGCCAATTTGTTTTGTGTTATTATATCTTTTATTTTTAGGTTTAATTATAAAATCAAATATACTTTGCATTAATACTCTAAATTATATTCAACAGCTATAGCCATATTTTTATTAAAGTCTTTCCATGGTAAAACATTTCCGTCCTTTTTTATAAATATAGAAAACTTATTTTCGCTTTCAACTATATCGCATATAATATGATTTCCGTAAACTTCTTGGCCTACAGAATAGTGCATTGCGTCATTTTTATAATCTCGACCTATACTAATTTTTCTTACGAGTGACATTATTCAACTATATTACTTTCTAATTTTCCAGTTTGTAAATTTACTTTTACGTCACCGTACTTTTCTTTTAGTTCATTTTGGAATATAGATAAGTCATTTTGAACTTGATTTAAAGCATGTAATATGCCATGTTTTTCTATTTCAATTTGACCTAGCTGGTTAGTTCCATTGTTTATTTTTTTAACGAACATTTGTATTTGTTTTAGTTCGTTTTTATTTACTTTATTTGCCATATTAAATTAAATTATCTTTTTTTAGGTGGTGAGTCTACAAACCAACCTTTATATTTATCTCTTTTATCACATATATAATCCATATATTTATCAACTTTTTCTTTCCAGTTTTTATCTAAATCAGGATTAATTAAACCTGACTTATAACTTGAAAAGGTTTTATTAATATAATCTTTTGCTTTGTCTTGATGATATAATAAATGATTATTTATACAATAAAATGAACCTCTTTGTATATTATTCCAAACATCCATAGGTTGTGTATCTTTACCTAAAACAATACCGTAAACACAACTTTCACTAATATGTGTAGTGTATACGCCTTTTGATTTTTGTAAATAATAATACATGTTTATATTTCTTGGCAATACACATTCTTCACCAAAAAAATCTTTTAACTCACCTATAATTTGATGTGTTGTTATCGGATGCGGTTTAAAATATATGTTATCTCCGTGCTTTCTTTTAATATTTTTCAATCTATTCAAACATACATTTTCTCTTACTTTATTTGATCCTGGTAAAACTGCTATATAATCTTTTGGTTCATATTTTTGAAGAGCTTTTTCATCTCTTTCTAAATATTTATTAGCATCATTATTTACAATTCTATTTACAAACCAAGAAGAATAATCAAGAACATCATTATTATTACTATCATAATAAGCATCTATTAATTGTTCGTTTCTTAATTTATAGTTTAATGGCTGTAAATAAAAATTACCAGCATACTCGGTATAACCCATAGTTTTAAAGTATGGCATTTCTTCGGCCATAACATCGTAGCTGGATTCTATACCTCTTTCGCTACACTTTCTTATTACATATCCTTCGACTTGTTCTAGGTTATATAATTTGTTATCTTTTTTTAAAGGACCTATTCTTTTATCTAGCTCCTTTTTATTAAACATTTCCATAAAATTAAATTTAAATTTGCATATTATATTTATTACATGCTTTTATCTAATACTAACTTCTTGGGTGATTGACCCTTGTGCCTGGTTGGTTAGATTTAGTAGAGGGCACATACCAAGTTGTTATTTCATCAAACGACGTATTATACGTTGTGCCATATACAGTTGACGTTGTAAATACTGTAATAGTAGTGGTACTAGTATTAAATACAGTAAGAGTTGATGTATTAAATACAGTTGTTGTATTAGTACTTGTATTGAAAGTTGTAAGGGTTGATGTACTAGTATTAAACTCTGTTGAAGTCGCGGTAGTTGTATTAAATACAGTATTTGTTTGCTTCGATGTTGAGAACGTGGTTATTGTTGACGTATTAGTTGCAAATGTAGTAGTAAAACTTGTGGTAGTATCTCTACTTGTACTAAATGTAGTTGTTGTACTTATATTTGTAGGCACTGTTGTTCCAAAACTAGTTGTAGTTGTTGTTGACGTATTATAATTTGTTATAGTAGATACAGTAGTATTGTAATTTGTGCTTGTTCCTTTTGAAGTTTCAAATGTAGTAGTAAACGACGTTGTGGTTGATCTTGAAGTTTCATAAACTGTTGTAGTACTAGTACTGGTATTGTAAGCAGTTGTTGTATTAGTAGATGTATTAAAAACAGTAATTGTTGATGCTGTTGTATTATAAGTGGTTGTTGTATTTTTATTAGTACTAAAAGTAGTTACTGTTGATGTGCTAGTGTTATATGTAGTTGTATATGCTGTTATTGTTGATAAAGACGTTTCATAAACCGTAGTTGTACTAGTAGAAGTATTATATACAGTAGTTGTTGAGGCTGTAGTATTATATTCTGTAGTTGTAGTAGTACTTGTATTATATACTGTATCAGTTGGTCTACTTGTACTAAATGTTGTCGTAGTACTTTTAGTTGTTTCGTAAGCTGTTATTGTTGTGAATACTGTTGTTGTGCTCGTATTAAAAGTAGTTGTTGTTGTAAATACTGTATTAGTACTTGTATTAAACGTTGTAGTAGTACTTGTGCTTGTATTAAATTCTGTTGTCGTATCAGTACTTGTGTTAAAAGTAGTGGTAGTACTATGATTAGTACTAAAAGTTGTATTTGTACTTTTAGATGTTACTGTAGAAGTATTATAGGTTGTAGTGGTAGCTGTATTTGTATTATATGTTGTCGTTGTAGAAAATACAGTTATAGTATTTGTATTGTATGTTGTATTTGTACTGGTATTATATGTTGTGGTAGTGGCCTTACTTGTTATTTTTGATGTATTAAATACCGTTGTTGTACTTGTATTAAATACTGTACTTCTACTTGTAGAAAATGTTGTAGTTTTTGACGTTTCATAAACTGTTGTAGTACTAGTGTTAAACGTCGTTGTTGTAGAAGTTGTAGTATTAAAAAAAGTTTGTGTTATTGTTGATGTTATAGTAGAGGTATTAAACTCTGTAGTGTATGGCCCTGTTTGTGTGTCTCTACCTGTATCATTAATCGTTCTAGTAGTACTCGTATTATATACGGTAGTCGTAGATTTAGTAGTTAATCTGCTAGTAGCTATAGTTGTAGTTGTACTTCTACTGGTTGCAAATGTTGTAGTATATTCAGTCGTTGTTGCTGTACTAGTATTATATGTTGTAGTATATACAGTAGTAGTAGATGTACTAGTATTGTATGTTGTTACTGTACTTGTATTAAAAGCTGTTATTGTAATTGTGTTTGTTGCTCTTAAAATTGTTGATCTAAATATTTGCGACGTTGATAAAGTATTCTGGAATGTTTCAGTAGATGTATTATACGCAGTAGTTGTAGTTGTATTATACGCTGTTGCTGTAAGTCTACCCGTAAGAGTACTTGTGTTAAATACAGTATTAGTAGTATATGTAGTAGTCGTGCTTCTACTTTCAGTAGTATTTTTACTTGTACTAAATGTGGTTGTATATGCGGTAACTGTTGATGTACTAGTATTAAATGCAGTACTTGTTGTGTACGTTGTAGTTGTACTTCTTGATTCAGTAGTATTTTTATTTGTACTAAACGTTGTAGTCGTGCTTTTACTTGTATTAAAAGTAGTTGTTGTGCTAAATACCGTTGTTGTTGCAGTATTAAATACCGTTGTTGTTGCTGTAGACGTGTTAAACGTTGTAGTAGTACTTCTTGAAGTAGATATAGTTGTATTTCTATTTGTAGAAGTGCTTTTTGTAGTATTATACGTAGTAGTTGTAGTAGTACTCGTATTGAAAGTAGTACTAGTAGTATATACTGTTGTGGTTGATCTACTTTCAGTCGTATTTCTACTTGTTGAAAATGTTGTTGTTGTTGAAAATACCGTTGTGGTACTTGTGTTGAATACAGTGGTTGTGGATTTACTTGTATTATAGGTAGTTGTGGTATTATAAACTGTTATAGTATTGAAAGAGGTAGTTGTATTTCTAGAAGTACCCGTTGATCTACTTTCACCTGTAGATCTGGATGTATTATATGTTGTAGTTGTATTATAAGCAGTTGTAGTATTAAAACTTGTAGTAGTATTTTTTGATGTAGCAGTACTTCTACTTTCTCCAGTACTTCTTGACGTATTATAAGTAGTTGTAGTATTATAAGAAGTCGTAGTACTATATGCCGTAGTGGTATTCCTTGAAGTGCCGGTAGCTCTACTTTCAGCCGTACTTTTACTAGTATTATACGTAGTAGTAGTATTATACGCCGTCGTCGTACTTCTACTTTCAGCAGTTAAATTGCTGGTAGCGAATGTTGTTGATGTACTTCTACTAGTATTAGGCATGATTAATTTATTGTTTCACCTGATATTGGTATTATTATTTTACCACCAGATTTTAAATTATTTGTATAATTATTTAATAAACTTGTTTTATGAGCTTGAGTTATATCACTCGGCATAGCCCACAAATCACATATTATAATGTCATATTTTTTTGATGTCGTATATGTCCATTCATCATGTTGTATAACATTTATATTATTATCTATCCAAGTAACATAATCTATTATTTCTTGGTCGTCCTCTATCACATCTAAAGATGTTACAGACTTATTTTTGTATATATAATCAGGCGTTTTACCTAAATATAAACCTAAATATAATATATCTCCCCATGTTGCATCATTATATTGTGCCGCGGTTACATCCCAACCACAGCATTCGCCTCCATCACCTGCAAAAAGTTTTGCTGGTATTTCATGATTAAATTTACAATGTAGCACATCTTGTATATACTTAAACCTAGAAATAGTATAGTCTTCCATATTCTCGTCCTTTCTGGTAAGCTTTTCTACTACAAAATTTGTACCAGTATGTGCGGATATATTGTTTTCGTTAAAATAAACTCCCATATTATTCAGCTATTTGTTTAAATTCTACATCTATTTCATCACACCAATTATAATTTACATATTTAAGTCCTTTCCATTCTACTACTGCTTTTTCAATATGTTCAACTTCATCAGCCATAACTCCTTGCATTAATCCCTTACCATATTTTTCATCTTTAAATCTAAATGAATATATATTTAATCCATTTGGTGATACACCTATTAATTTAATATCTTTCTTTAATGATCTATCTGAGAAACCACCACCACAACTACTTAATGATGATACAGCACCTGCTGATCCAGTAATAGTATATATTGTATCTGGTCCAAATCCACTAGCTGATAAGAATCCATAATGTCCTGCGGCTAATGGGAAACTTGTATTATTATGCGCATATACATTCGAACCAACTTGAGGACCATTATTTAATATATTGGTTGTATAATAAGTATTTGTTAACATTTCAAAACATACAAAACCAAAACTAGCAGATGGTGTTGAATCAAATGCAGTTAACGAAGCAGCTGTAGCATACGTGGTAGTTGTATTCTTACTTGTATTATACGTTGTTGTAGTTGCATACGCAGTTGTTGTACTTCTGCTCTCACCTGTACTTTGACTAGTATTATAAGTTGTAGTCGTGTTATAAGCTGTAGTTGTATTAAACGCTGTACTTGTTGTTCTAGACGTTCCTGTACTTCTGCTTTCGCCCGTGCTTTTCGACGTGTTATATGTGGTAGTCGTATTATAAGCTGTAGTTGTATTAAATACAGTTGATGTTGATCTACTAGTTCCAGTACTTCTACTTTCACCAGTAGATTTACTAGTGTTATATGTTGTAGTTGTATTGTAAGAAGTAGTAGTATTGAAAGCAGTTGACGTAGTTTTAGACGTTCCAGTGTTTCTAGTTTCTTCTGTAGTTCTCGAAGTAGCAAATGTTGTTGTTGTCGATCTAGTAGTTGATATTGTTGTAACTCTACTTGTTGATGTAACCGTACTAGTATTAAACGCTGTACTAGTTGTATATGTAGTTGTTGTACTTCTCGATTCTGTTGTATTTTTACTAGTTGCAAAAGTAGTTGTAGTACTTCTACTAGTATTATATGTTGTTGTGGTATTAAACGTGGTTAAAGTTGTAGTATTAAATACTGTTGTTGTACTTTTAGAAGTAGAAAATGTTGTAGTTGTATTTTTTGATGTTGATATAGTTGTTGATCTACTTGTAGAAGTACTTCTTGTTGTATTATATGTTGTTGTAGTACTAGTGCTAGTATTAAATACGGTATTAGTTGTATATACTGTGGTAGTACTTCTTGACTCAGTTGTATTTCTAGACGTAGCAAATGTAGTAGTAGTTGATTTACTTGTTATGGTACTAGTATTAAATGTTGTGCTTGTGGTATATACTGTAGTAGTGCTTCTAGATTCTGTTGTATTTTTATTTGTTGATATTGTTGTGTTAAAAGCAGTTAATGTATTTGTACTTGTATTATAAGTTGTAGTTCTACTAGTTTGGAATGTGGTTAAATATGCTGTTATTAAAGTACTAATAGTATTTCTTATAAATGTATTTGTACTTGTATTATATATAGTAGTTGTATCTCTACCTGTATCATTAATAGTTCTGGTTGTACTAGTGTTATAAGTTGTTGTAGTACTTTTTGATGTTATAGTACTAGTATTATAAGCTGTTGTAGTAGACTTAGTAGTAACCCTAGTAGTATTATAAGTAGTTGTTGTTGCGGTTGTAGTATTGAACGCTGTAGTATACTGAGTTGTTGTACTAGTACTTGTATTAAATGTAGTTGTTGTACTAGTGTTAAATGCCGTTATAGTTATTGTTTGTGTACTTCTACTTGTTTGGAATGTTGTTGTATATACAGTAGTTGTATTTCTTTGCGTTGCAATGGTTGTATTAGTTGATTTACTAGTAGACACAGTTGTTGTTTTACTAGTATTATAAACTGTAGTTGTACTAGTATTAAAAACTGTTGTAGTGCTTGTATTAAAAACAGTACTTTTATTTGTTTCAAATGTAGTTGTATATGTTGTTGTTGTTGCTGTACTAGTATTAAACGATGTTGATATCGTAGTTGGAAAAGTAGTGCCAATAGTTGTTTGAGTTGCAGTACTTGTATTATATGTGGTTGTAGTATTAGTAGAGGTATTATATGTTGTTGTATAAGCTGTTGTAGTTGCGGTAGTCGTATTGAATACCGTAATAGTAGCTCTAGTCGTATTATATTCTGTACTTGTAGTTTTAGTTGTATTATATGTTGTTGTGGTACTCCTACTAGTGCTTATTGTAGTTGTTCTATTAGTTTCTGTTGCCGTAGACGTATTAAAAGCAGTTGACTTACTAGTTTCTGTTGATGTAGACGTATTAAAAGTAGTGGTAGTTGCTGTTGACGTATTAAAAGTAGTTGTTGTGCTTTTTGTTGTTTCAAATGTTGTAGTTGTAGATGTACTTGTATTAAATGTAGTAGTAGTGGTTTTGTTTGTACTAAACGTAGTTGTTGTTGATTTACTAGTATTATAAACAGTAGTAGTTGATTTTGTAGTTACGGTAGATGTGTTAAACGTCGTGGTTGTAGAGGTTGTTGTATTATATACAGTATTAGTACTAGTACTTGTGTTAAACGTTGTTGTAGTTGTTTTATTCGTGCTAAACGTTGTAACAGTAGATGTTGAAGTATTATATGCTGTTGTTGTATTTGTACTAGTATTAAATGTAGTTGTTGTTGACTTTGTAGTAGTCGTACTAGTATTAAATGCGGTAGTTGTATTAGTACTTGTGTTGAATACAGTATTTGTTGCTCTAGCTGTAGAAAATGTAGTGGTTGTACTTTTTGTAGTTGCTGTGCTTGTATTAAATACAGTTATAGTGCTAGTAGAAGTGTTAAATACAGTAGAAGTTGTTCTAGTTGTTGTAGTAGATGTATTAAAAGTTGTAATAGTAGAAGTGGAGGTATTAAATGTAGTTGTAGTACTTCTATTAGTTGAAACTGTTGTATTTGTATTTCTAGATGTTGCAAATGTAGTAGTTGTATTTCTAGATGTGCTAAAGGTTGTACTAGTAGATACGCTTTTACTAAATGTTGTATTTTTATTAGTTGAAATTGTAGTAGTAGTTGACGTTGAAGCACTAGTGTTTCTACTAGTATTCTTTGAAGTAGATCTCGTTTTAGCGGTGTTCCAAAAATCTATTCTGTTCCAAAGCCATCTCATTTAAGTAAAAAATTTAAGGTTGAGGATAAGCTCCGAAGTTACCTACATAGTTAACTAATATTTTTGTTTCACTTGCTACAAAATAATTTAAAACAGCAATTTTATCAGCAGTAGTATCAAAACTTATAGCGCCACCACCGGGAGTATATACAGTATCAGCAAAAGCAGCCCAAGCTAGTGACCCAACGCTAGATGGATTTGTTATTACTATTGTACCTGTTTTACCTATAACATTTGATGAAATATTTGAAAACGTTATTGTATTGGTAGCGTTTTGAGCACTTACATCATAATTATTAGCAGTTTGAGATAAATCTATTGTATGCGTATTAGTTGAATGTGTAACAGTTTTAAAACCTGTTGCTCCTAAGTTACCAAATGCAGCAATATCTCCTAATAAATAATTTCTAGTTGCTCCAGAAACATCAGTGCCTAACAGCTTATCTGTCGAATTAAGAGAAGTATCAGTTGTTATATCTTTTATTCTAGGCATTGTGATTTATTTTTTAAATATACTTGTAACCTTTTCTCCACTCCTTCCACCGAAGTATGCGAGGACAACTGCCATCATGACCTTCTCGAAAGTGTCATTCCATGTTTCACCTATATGAAACGGTATTGAATCTACACTATCAAGCAAACCTGCTAGTGAAAATATAACAATACACCATACTAAAACTAATGGACGTACATTTTTTGAAAGCCATGAATCTGATGCGGAGTCTGCCTGCCACCTTGAAGTGATAGACTCCATTTCTTTATTCTGTTGCTCGTATATTAATTGTTGTAATTTAATTTTATCGTCAGAACTTGCATCTGACTTACCGATAGCAGCTATAGCTTCTTTTGGCGACGTTACTCCTTTAAGCACATTCCCAAGTGTTGGGTTTGCTATTGAAGCCGCACCAAAAAGAAGTTTACCTACAGTTGTATCAGCAAATTTCTTTTTTGGCTTGGACATAATTATCTTCTTCTTCTATTTCTTGCAGCAGCTCTATTTCTTCTACGAGGATTTACACCACCTTGAGGACCTCTGTTTGATCCTTTAGATCTTTTAGTTTTCTTAGGTAAAGATATATTAATATCTGAAACAGCATCTCCTATCTTACTTAAAAATTTTCCTACTCCTGTTTTACCTTTTCGTTTTTTTGTTTTGCCTCCATCAAATGTAACTTTAGGTACACCTGCTGGTAAAGATGTTAATACATTTCCTTTTAATTTGTTGAACGTTGGTCCTTTAGTTTTCATTTTTGGCAGCCCTTCAAATTCAATTTTCATTTGTTCCTGTAAATATTTATGCATCTCTTCACTCTTTTTAACTTGATCCATAGCGTATCTGCTACCTTTAAAAGCTTCTCTCGTTTCAGAATCTAAGTATTGCATTTTTCTTACAGGTTTATATGTTGGATCCTTTTCAGCCATTCTTCTTGTATGCTCTGGATCTGCATAACTATATGTCATACCACTCAATGATCTAGCCCTTCTAAGTACTCCAGCTAACCTTTTTGCTCCAAGTGACCCTTGTCTTGCAGCAGTATCCGCACCTGTCATTTTACTCATATCTCTAAGCTGTGCATAATCCATAAAATCATGAGTTCCTGGAATATAGTCTCCTCCTTTATAACTTCCAAGTTCATCACCATGTGGGCCGTCTCTCTTTACGGTACCAATATAATAAGGTTTAGATCCAGGATAATAATGTTTAATCTGTTCTAGCGATACATCTCTTTCCATGCTTTCTAAATTTGGTGTATCTCCTGGGTCAGTTTTCATCATAGGTGAGTCTTCTATTAACTTTGCGTCTTTCATATTAAACGCAGATGGCGAATCAATTTCCTTACTACCCATTTTCATGGCGTAGCCCTTTTTGTAATTATACATTGGTGATTTGTCCATTTTCATTGCATGGTCCATTTTTTTAGG